GGATATTTCACCGTGCGCTGGACAACCTGGCGGACGTTCTTTCCACCTCTGGTGGTTGTAGGATTAAGCCGACACAATTGTTGACTTTTTTCTGACTACGTGGATCTACTCGAGGGTATATACCTTCCGTCATGGAAGTGGCATACCTGAGGGTTAGTCTTAGCGAAAATTGTGGGACGAAATACTAATAGTTAATGGAGGAGATAATGATGTAGTGCAGAGGTATTTGAAACGCCTACGTGCGCCACACGGTAGGGACCGTGATTGTGGAGTGAGGAGGCCCGAAGGCAAGTTCAGGTGATAAGGTGTAGATGTTGGTCGAACATTTATGCTGAATTCACTACGGCTTCGTCGGATAGCTGACCTTTGAGTACATTCTGGATTGTGCTCACCTGTATCGGTGTAACCAGCAAGCGCTGAGTTATGAGGTTCAGGACCAAATTTTCCTCTCTGCATCATGTTTTTGAGACCATTGTATCGATTAGTAAAGTAAGCCCACATAATAGCGAATTGTATTTACACGCGATTTTACGAGCTGCCGTAGAAGGACACCATCCGGACCTTCAAACACAATCCCAACAAGCGGATCGCACCGACCAACCTGGCAATCAAGCCGAAAACACCGAAAGTGGGTTAGCCACCGGCATTGTTAATACCGCAATGATTAAAGGGTATGATGAGGAAGCACAGATTGATTCCTTGTCGTTGACAAGTTACTTATCTTCAAGTGAATGCAGCAGTGTCAACAATGTATGTGCTTTTCTTGCCCCCCCGGAACCTGTTCCGACTGGGAAAGAAGACATACATATTGGTACATTTCGTGGCATCGATGTTTATTTTAATCCTGATTGTTCACTATCAAGTGGTGAGGATTATCACTTACTGCAAACTGACAGTGATACTGAAAGTGACGATGTTGCTGATGCTGAATTAGCTGCGAAGTTTAAATTGGTGAAGAGTGTTAACTCGGAGCCAGTTGTTAAAACCCAACTTACCAAAATAGAAGAATTCGCAGAAAACCAAAATAAAAATAATGGTAAGAAGGGTAAAGTCCATGAGCAGTGTTATGCTGACGTGGCTAGGTCGACTAAAGAAATTAACCGACTGAAAAATAAGAGGAAGGAAGGCTACAAGAGTAGGACCAGATCTAAGGGTAAGGTTATAGGGAAAAATATAAAATCTAGTAAGGATATAGAACATATACCAAATACCAAAGATCCGGGCCAGGCTAAGATTGACAATCCGACACCGGCAGAAGCTAGGGAAGCTGGAATACCTTCAGCACCTAGTGAGACGTCAAGTGTCAGTGAAGTGGTCAAAGTCGAAAAACCAGAATATGTAGTTAGTCTACCTGCCCTCCAAAGTTCAAATAGGTCTAAGAACCTATTGTGGACTGATTTGGGTGATAGGACCCATAGACTACAAGGAAAGGCATACTTTGATAGTAAACCTAAAGATCCTCCATTGCAGTTGAATGGTGTCTTTAGGGAACAAACTATACATGACAAATTCCTGGATCAAGACTCAACCGGAGTTATTGTCAAAGTTTTGCCTAGACCTGGACCTCCTATTGAACCATTTTTTACTTGTACTTCTGGTACAAACCTAAAATTGTCTGGTAGTGTTAAGGATAGGATGCGCTTGCATGCCTTGAGTATAGTACAACACGCCATCAATACTAGGTACATGTATGATCGGACCAATACGTTTCGGAAGTTAGAAACTGAATGGAAGCGATTTGAGAACAATTATCCTGGGATGAAAGTTCATGTCGCTGAGATCATGGATGAAGAATGGTTTAGGGAGAAGATGGTCACATTGGGAGTGTCATTAACGGACAGCTGGTACACTGTAACTAAAGCTAGGCTTGCAGCTTATTATGGTGACAGGGGTTCGAACTTAGCGTATCATATTAAGGTAGCTAATACTAAGTTGGTTGCAGTTTTGATTGCCAAGGCTGCTCTGCCTCAGTTGGTTGCTTTAATATTGTTTTGTTACACTTCTTATACATTCCCAGTAATCTTTACCACTATGTTCAGCGCTTATTTATTGAGAGAGGCTATTCCAAGACTTGTTGATGAAGGTCTTGAAGTTATGAGTTTGAAGAACCTACTCGACAAATGCGTTATTAGTGAAGGATTACATATGGGAGTGACACCTTGTAGTAAATTGTTCCTTGACAAATTCACATATGATAAAGAGTTGAGACCATTTCCTCCTATGAGAGAAGGTGCTACCCTTATTATAGATGAAGTTGAAGTTAGGGACGAAAAGGTTGAGATTTTCGGATGTACTACAGAAGGTGACATGGCTTATCCTACTCAGAGTAATGCTAATCTTGAAGCAGCTTTGAGAATTCGTTGTGCCTTTGATAGACCTACCAATGAGGATACTGAACGTGAACTGTATGTATTTGGGAAGTTTGTCATTGATTTAATGGATGAGATAGACGTGTCATATGAAGAGGAACCAAGATTGGAGACATACAAACACTTGTGTTCCAAATATGGTAAGAATAGGGCTGATGACCTGATGCAATGGTTTGATGTTGCTCTTGACGATCGTGATATTTGGTATGAATTGTTCGTGAAAGCGGAAGCTTACAAGGGCAAAAATGCTGATAATGCGAAGCCAAGAATGATTTGGAAACCTACTGATAAGTTATTGGTCAAATTGGGACTAATTTGGTCTAAGATAAGTAAGGGGCTACAAAAGCATTTTTCTAAAGACTCAAATTTTTACTATACTTCTGGTGGTACTCCGGCTGATCTGGGTAATTTTGCCGAGACGATGTCGCAATTTGTTCACAAGTATGAGGCTGACGTATCTAATTGGGATGGTTCGTTAATTAAAGTCATGCTCATGCTTGAGGTTTACTTTTTGCGTAACAAGACAGTCGGATGGGATCCGGCCATACTAACATGGGTTATTGCGAATTATTACAAGCGCTGGGGCAAGAGTAAAGATGGGAAGTTGATCTTTAAGATGTTAGACAGCGCTCGTATGTCAGGTAGCCATCAAACTAGTCCAATGAACACTTTATTGAATATAATAATAACTTTGTTTGTGTTATATAAAGAGGGTGTTAGATTAGGCGAGTGGGTTGAAGGTGATTTCATGAAAGTTACTAAAGTAGTTAAAGGTATGTTTATGGGTGACGACAATACCGTAGCTACTGATTTATCTTTTGATCCCAATAGAATTATAGGTACCTATAAGGAGTTAGGTATGACTGTGGTTCTTGAGGAGCGTGAAGAGATGAGTGATGTTGGGTACTGCAGTGGATATTTTGTCCCTGTCGGCCAACATTTACTTTATCAAAACATGCCCTTCAAGATTTTGACTAATATTGGGGTCAATCATGGAAAACATCCTACTAAATTGCATAAGTCATTGTTGTATGGTCAAGCAAAAGGACTGCTGACTAGTGGAGGAGCCATGCCTGTATTGGGTGACTTACTTAGAGCTATTGTTGAAGATGCTGAAAGTAAGAACATAAAGATCAGGGTGGACAATAGGGCTGAAAATCCATATAGAATAACTGGTGGGTGTGTCTATGAACCTACAGTAGAAACTTACCAATGGTTTTCAGATAAATATTGTATTCCTTTGGCTGACGTGTATTTGTTATCTGAATCAGTTAGAAACATGACACTTGATATGTTTCCATGTACCCTACAAAGCCCATTGCTTTCAAGAGGATTGGCAGTAGATTTAAGTGGAGGCCTACGGTTGTATAATGTTAATTTGACTGCTGAGAACATACATGATACCATTTATTCTATACCTTATGAAGAAGAAGTGGAAAAGTTGAAGGGAGCCGAAACCATGTATCAAGCAATTCAAAATGCTATCAAGTTTGGTAAAGAGGAGGTTAGTCTGGGACATCCATCTAGTCATATAGGACTCCATGTGTATTTTACGGCATTGAGTTTTCTTAAATTGGATTGGGGTGTACAGGCTCATAGAAATTATAATGCTGGCGTATTAAATATTATAGCAGAAAGGGAATATTCTAAAGCACGTGGTAGAAATATAAAATTTAGGACCCCTTGTAGTAAGAAATTTACAGCCAGCAAAAGCAAGTCAAAACCGAAACCTCCAGCATCTAAGCCAAATAAACAGTCCCAGAAACCTACCAAGCTTACTTCACAACTTTCAAAGTTCTTTATAGCCAACCTTGCTCCTATGCATGATTCAGCTATTGGAGCTAAAATACCAGACAGTACCACCTTAAAATCCATAGCTTTCCCATTAGTACAAGATCAAGTTATTACAATTGATGCTAATGGTTATGGCATGGCAGTTTTGAGGTGTGATGGAACTAACATGTTTTGTACTCCTGATGCTATATCTAGCATAGGTGTAGCAACATGGCTCGCTGGTGGTGCACTAACTGGTCTGACAACTGTATTCAGTGAATCTCCTGCTGCAGGTGATTGTCCTGCATACAGAGCAGTGGCCGGTGGTGTACGTATAAGTTGTGAGGCTAAGGCTGACGATGTTGCTGGAACCATACATATAGGGCATTTTCCTGACTTCGTTGCAACTAATAACACTGACCCATTGGCGACGTCTTATTGGCCAAACGCGAGGAATGATATTACCCATATTAGTGATTCTACTACATTGTCGTCTTTAAAAGTTTGGGAAGATCCACACGACATCATCTTTAAAATGGTTGACACTATACATCCTTATAAATATTGGACTCAATTAACATATAATTCTGGAGTCGGATTTAAAGGAAATAGAGTGGTTGATAGTTGGGCCAATATAGTGGTATATATTGAGGGGGCAGTACCAGGTGTTACATATAATTTGAAACAAGTGGTACATATTGAATGTCTCTCCAACGCAACCGATCCAACCCATGTTAAGGCAACAGCTAGTGTCGCTAGTCCAAGTATGTTGACTTCGATAGCGACCATAGCACCAAAAGTGTCAGTTGTTAAGAGTTCTGACGCTAACAAGCAGGCTAATACCTTGATTAAACAAGCGATTGCTGGTTTTACTGGGGTTAATAGTGACGCGATGGATGTCGGCATTGATTTTGCCGTGTCTGTTGCTCCTAAAGTCTTTAATGCAATTTCACCATATCTTGATGATTTTGCTGGACTTTTGGATAGTATTTTCTAAGTGCCTGTGACCCGGAAAGTCTATAAACTTGACCAGAAGTGTCTGAAGAAACCGTCTAGTCACCGGTTTTGGATGACATTTTGGACCCACCATGTCCATAAACTGGGTGGTCTGTCCGAACCAGGGTACCTGGACCATTGCTCTAAGGGGTGATGGCCCGGATCCCAACCTGGAAGTATCTACGTTATCCCGCAACGTAGGTAGTTTGTGAGGGAAAGGGGACCAAGCAAGTCCTTTATAAATTGACTAGGGTTGTTGTTAATCCTAAAATCATGTACCCGTATTTCACTAGATGAAGTAAGAGAGTGATATATAACTAGACTAGGAAAGTCGATAACATTCCTGGAATTATTATCTGTTCCATAAGGTAACTTGTTACTGAGGTGTCGATAGGCTGTATAAACCCACTTCCGTTGGGATCGTAAGCTCAGGAGGTTAGTCGGGCTTCGGCCAACAGCAAGTCGCAGCTGTACCTCGATTAGACCGGAGTCCTAGGGCTTCGTTAGCGTGTTCTAGTAACACGTGAATACTAGGATGGGAG